AGTTCCGCTCGCTCCAGTAGGTGATTTACCAATCAAAACATCACCCCCTCTCGTGATACGCATTCTTTCTGTTGCGTTAGTCATAAATCGCATATTGTGATTCGATGAAGCAGCAATAGTAAATCCGTTAACAGAATCAGGATACAAGTAAGCAGAAACCGAAGCATCTGAAGAATCTAATCTAATAGCACCTGCCTTAGTAGATACTTGCCCTGTTATATGTAGTGTAGTTGCACCTGAAGAAATGTCATTTGGAACTTGTTGATTTATCCCAACATTACCTGAAGAATCGATACGCATTCTTTCTGAGCCACCAGTATTAAAAGTCATAGCATCAACACTATTGCGATATGCTATTAAACCTTGAGCCTCAGCATTTTCATCAGAAAAAGCGATATATGCATTATTGTTGTTCGGTGTAAGTATTGTAATTCCTGTATTTCCACTACCCTCAATAGCCAAATCATCATAGTTTGTATTTAAAGCCCCAGAAAACCCTGAAGAACCTGATTTTATATGAGTTTTAGCTAAAGGATTATCACTTCCTATACCGATATCGCCTGAAGAAGAGATACGCATTCTTTCTAATGCTCCTGTATAAAAAGCCTGACCAACTCCACTTGGAGAATAAATGAAAGACAAATTGTTTGCTAATGACCCAATTTGTAATTTAAGATTATCATCAGTTCCATAAAAACTGTGAACTCCATTTGAGCCATAAGAAGATGAATATGTGTTTATATTCTTACCAACAGAAGAACTTCCAATAGTCAAATTCCCACTAAACGTAGTGTTACCGTTTACACCTCCGCTCAAAGTTGCAGCACCTGATACACCAAGAGTTGATGAAAGTGTAGCAGCACCTGATACCGCTAAAGTACCACCTACACTTGCTCCAGCAGTAGATAAACTGAGACTTGAGTTATTACCCAATCCATCAGTAATTGTTTGTAAAGTGCCATCTAAAGCACCATTATCAGACACCTTCAAAAGTGCATCGTAAGTGTCCTTAATTTTTGTTCCAGTTAAACTTGCCATAATTTTTTATTTGTTTTAAGAATCCCAGTTCCCGTTGAATGTATTGTTGTTTAGTTTTTCGTTTATCTCTTTGATAGCATCTTGGCTATTATCACTCGTTAAGTTAGTGTCAGCATTATTAAAGTAAACCAAGTTACCCATTAGCTGAGTCTGTAAAGCAGTCCAAGAATCGCCATCCCATCTATACAACCCTGCTAACTTTCTAAACCCAATAATACCAGTAGTCTGTTTTACTAAGTAAATATCTCCGTTGTACAAATCAGTTAATCCTGCTAAGTCAGCGTAAGTATCTACTTGACCATCTACTACATCATCTATCGTATAGACTGACCCCCATCCGATGTTATTTCTGTACATTGTTATTCTGTTTTAGAAATATGATTAGTTTTTGAATGTTGCTATCTTTTGGTTTATATGTTACAGAACCCATCCTTGAAATGTTGCATCCTTGTCAGGGTATATATCATCGTTCGTGTTTGAATAATACTCTGGAAACAAAGACTGATTAAACGACATATAATCAATAAATCTTCGAGTGTAATACTCCGCTATATCTCTCTCCTTTTGAACTAAGAAATCAATCTCCTCTTTTGAAGCGATCTCAGAGTTTTCAGAACTATGCTTATAAACACCTCCGTTCTTAATCGAGAAAGAAGCAAATGGTAAATAATCTACCATCGCATAATGGATCAACATAGGTTGAACATAAGTAGTAACTAAACTCAAATAATTACCACTCAAAGTTCCTGCGATAATATCAGCGGAAATCTTATTGTACAAATCAGTACCCAAGTAATTACGAATATGTATCTCTTGAGCAATTTTAATAAACTGAATAAACTTATCAGTATCAACATTACCATCTAAGATAGTATTGCGAACTATGTCTTCTCTTTTTACAAATAATGCGACTGCCATATTATGATGGATAAGCACCTTGTCGAGGCATATCTATTGGAGCGATAGCCACCTCTTTAGGTTGTTTGTTAATCTTAAATCCTTGTCTTACTGCCTCGTTTACATTTACGAATCTTGTTCCGAACAAAGCATCTCCTGCGTAAGGTTCTCCATTTTGCTTTAATTTCTTCTTGTAGATTCTTCTTTCCCATCTATGATAGCAGTTCACCCCACCCTTGTATTTAAACAAAGAGTAGTTCTGTCCGTTGTGACCAAACTTGTTATTCACACCATTGAAAGACATCATATCAATATCCTCTTTTCGGTATAACTTATCAGCACCTAACATACGAGTACAGAACGCTCTTGATTCTCCTTGTGGTATTCTATTAGTGCCTTTTACATACTTGTATCTTACTTTCCAAATATCTCCATCTAAAGAAGACTTTTGATCAGCAGATAACTCCTCACGCATAAGTCCATTCAAATAACCCTCTACATCAAAACCTTCAGGTTCATCTTCCGTATCTTGAGCATCTACAAGTTCGTATTCTTCATCCTCAGCTTCCCCTAATTCCTCAATCATTGCCCAAATCTCTTCCGCTAACTCATCGTTTAGAAAAGGTCTTTTATCAGAACTCATTTTAACACCAGTTTCTTCTTCTCGTGTCTCAGAATCCATAGCATTCTCTAAATCGGTAAACTCTAAAGGTTGAAGCGTTTTAAAGTACAAATTAAGAGCGATATTGTTGTAAGCCAATACTTGGTCAAAGGCATCTATCAAAAGTGTCTGAAATGGTCTAATAACCGTGTTATCCATCAAGATAGAAGCAGTCTTTAACTCATCAGCGTTGTTCCCCAAACCTGAGTTATCTTTAATACCCAAAAGCATAGGAGAAACTACCCTATGAGATACCATAATCTTTCTCATCGATTCATCCGATAAGAATTGGTATTGATTGTGTGCATCACTTAATTGAACTGGTGTAATGGTAGCGGCAGCATTAGCATCATCGTTAAACGCTAAGATGAACTTACCAGCATTTGAAGAACCTTGAAACTTCTGTTTGATTCGATTCTCAATCAGTTGTCTTTCTTCTTCGTTTGGAACTCCATTGTTAAAATTAATCAACATTGATGGAGCAAGTCCGTTAAGGATATTGTTTAAGTGATAGTTGGAAATCTCCTCCTCAAGTTCAGCGTACTGAAGACCTCCTTGATAATCTACTGGTGAATAGTAATAGAATCCTGCTCTGTAAGGCTTTACAAATAGAATCTCGATAGACTCTTTAGATGTACCGAATGCAGGTATTCTTAAAGGTTTGTCAGATGGTTTGATTTTAGTCCAATCTTTAAAGTAGTAATAAGCCTCAATGTCTCCATCTTCATTAGCTTTCTCTGCTCGTAAAGTTTCAACAGGGAAATGTTCTACTTGTGCAACCTTAGATCTATCCTTAGAGTAGATAACTTGAATAGCACATCCACCCATAAGTTTTAAATCGTAGGAAAGTTTACGAACACAATCCTTCTTAAACAAAGACATCATCTGTGCGTATGCTTCAGGTTTACGAGATGAATCAGTTGCATCCAATCCTTTTCCGTAAATCATTTCTGAGATACCATTGATAATAGCATTGTTTGTAGGAGAACCATTATACCTATCAATCAAATACTGATAGTAGTTGTTATCCTCTCCGTAGTTTACCCATTCCTTACCTCGAACCTCACTCACTTTAGGAGAAGTATAAGAAGACAAGTTCACAACACGAACATCCGTACCGCTTTTAGGCTTTTGTTGTATTACTATGTTTCGTTTCATATAATTATATAATCGTTATCATACGAGTTCTGAGTAACATACACACCATCATTAACTGAATAATAATTGTTCGTATTTTGGTCTGTATCTTGATCCGTACAAAACACTTTATCTTTGTAAATCACCTCACCCGCTGAGACTATCTCTAAATCGTAATATCTATTCTCTACTAAAGCGTAATTGTTCGTGATATATAAATATCCGTTCTCTATGTACATTCCTTTAGTGGTCTCCCAAGTATAATCAGCAAGTTGCCATTCATCGTTTAAATACTCCCATTGATTGTTTTCTATGGTATAAGAGACAGAAGTATTAGTAGAATCATCTCTCAAGGTTAAGGTAATCTCATCTGGATATACTCTCGGAATAATCCTGATGGTTTGCTCACCTGTGCTTGTGGTTAATTTCTTCATACTTATATAACGATTTTATTTCTCTCTTTTGTGTGTGTAAAACAAAAAAGGAGGCAAAAAGCCTCCCTTAGTGTAACGCAGTCCGAATGTGTTATGCAGTTGGGTCGATATTTGTTGCACCCAAAGTTGATGGAGCAGCAGCACAGAAGAATGGAGGAGCAGTTTCTTGAGCAGTCAATGTCAAGGTGAATCCACTCAAATCTCCCATAGCAGCACCAGTAGCAATAGAACCACCAGTTACTTCAGCACCGTGATCTTTACCTACTAAGAAGAAGTTTCCGTTGTAGTCTTCGATTACTACTTGAGGTCTACCAGCGGCAAGAAGTTTAATCTCCTCTTGTGTAGCAGCATCTAAGAAAGTAAAGGTAATGTTCAAAGTAGACTCGTAGAAAGTTGTTCCAGTCTCACGAGATGAATTGATAGCAGTCTCTAAAGATGAGTTTCCTTTGATTTCGTATTTGTAGAATGTTGCAGCCGTGCCAATCGTAATAACCCCAGCAACTGGAGATAAAGCGGCAACTGCATCATCGTAATTTGCAAAGTAGATATTCTTCAAGCCTCCAACAGAAGACTTACAAGGAAGAACTCTACCTTTAGCGATAGAACAAGCCATAGTTTT